TGGCAGCCACGTACACCCACAAGTTGAGTGACAAAATGTACGCCGAGACAGTTCTCGCGAACATGATGTCACAGGTGGCCGTCACGAGGGGCAATGCCCCGAACGCGATGTTTCACGTGGATTTGAGAGTTCCATGTGACCTGAGTGAGCCGGGGGGAGCCGACGAGAGTGAGCTCACCCCCCCTGTGCACGTAACGGACGCTGGGACGCTCCGTTACGTGTACCTGCGGTTGAAGCGAGCAGAGCGCTACTTCCAAAGGGCAGCAATGCCCAATTGGTTGAGACCGCAGTCAGAGTCAGCCTGGCAGTTCTGGCTGAATCGCGTTTCGGATGAGGCGCTGGGCGCGCCTCTGGGTGGGTTGTTTTGATACCACCCTGTCATCCCTCTCCCCCACTCTCTTCACCTTGCGAAAAGTCCCACATTTTCCAGGGCCGGTGGAGTCGTCTCCAACCTCGCGGAATGTCGCCCAGTGGTGACCTCTGCTCCATTGTCTGTGGAAGGCAGTCCCTCGATGTCACATCGAATAAGGGGGGTAGCTGTTAGCCCACAACATGGGATAAGTCATCAAACTTCCGATGAGCCTGGTGCCACCGTGTATTTCCTTCGGGTTACATGCACACCTTTCTCCCACTTCTTGTTGCTCCAGTCGTTCTCGTTTGCTCTGGCAGGGTGTTGCCATGATAGAAACGAGTCAAAAGGCTACGACTGATGAGGCCCCGCCTTAAGAGGGCCGAAACAAAGCGCACCTCGGTGTGCCGTCTCGCAAGAGCAAATGCAACGAAAGCCGCAACCCAAGAAGAACAAGGCGCGTGGGCGCCCGGTTGCGAGGAAGGGGAAAAGTACACCGAGGAAGCGCTCAGCTTCGGCCGCTTCGGCGGCGTCTAGAGCGGACAGTGTCCGCTCGGGCTTGTCCGTGCGTATGGTGACGCCCGGACAATTGATGGGAGCGAGTGGGAGCGCCAGTGTGGCGCCCTTTCGGAGAGGTGGGGCTGAGGTTGTTGCCCTGCACGCCCAGTTGAGGGGCACTCTCCAGGCTTGGGAGATCAGTTTGTTGGAGACACTGATAAATCCCATGTCATCATATCCTTTGCCCGGCATTACGTCCACCGGGCATTGGGGATACAACCCGGCCACGTACAACAATGGTGTCCCACCCACAACGTTCGACCAGCCGATCTATTACCCGCAGTTCATGGCAGATTGTGTTCTGCCTGATCAGTCTGCGTTAACACAAGATACGCCTGCGACGAATCTTCCTGCGATGCAGATGGACACCTATGCCGGCTCACGCTATGACCAGCGTGAGGGTCTTGTGCGTGGCACGTTCTCGGTCGAACAATCCGGCACTTATTTGATCTGGTTCGACCCAGCTGACGTAGCTG